CCATTATTCTGACACCTCAATTTTTGCCGTTTTTAGTAACGTTTCAAATTCTTTTTTTCCTCGTGATTTGCTATGTTTAATACAATGTATATAATATTCCCTTATTTTATCAGGATTTTTTGTTTTAATTGCTTCGTTAAGTAAGATAATGGCTTTCTCAATGTCCTTTTTAATCATTTTTTACTCCTTTTATTTTGCAAAAATTAAGTAAAAATTAATATGCTGTTGTTGTATTAACAAGTGTTAATGTAACGCTTTTTGAGTCAGAAATTGAGTAAAAATTATCAAAATTAACAGTCGCACCAAGAAGCCCATTGAGGTCGCCGAATGGATAGGCAGTATATTTCACATTTTTTAATGATATATCAAGTTTATGTTTGTATGTGCTTTCAATTACCGCACCCTCTATTATTATTTGTATTGTCGTGCTTGTTCCTCCAAGAAATTTTGCACGTTCTGTTTCATTTTCAAAATAAATATTCATTGACCCTGATACTGTAAATTTTCCAACCGTTAAAATTTCGTTCACGTCTTGTGACAAATTTAAAACCCTTTGCGCAATTGTCCCGTTATCAATCATAACGTTCCATTCCGCCACTGATGTTGTATTTGATGTCCCCGCAATTTTGATTGTTGTCTGGTAAAACACAAATGGATTTAATTCTGCCCAAGTCGGCGTTAACGAGCCAGTATAATCTGCCTCTGTCCTGAATAGTATATCTGCATCAAGTGACACAATATTGTCAGCCGTGCCTTTCATTGAGACAGATTTAACAACGCATAAGTTATATGATTTTTTTGAAAGTCCTCTGTCAAAATAAAAAGACAAAGAAGGATTTGTTATTGTTGAGTTGTCCTTTTCAAAAATATGCTGATAAGCAGACGTTCCGCCTTGCTGTGTACTTGTTACTTTCCCAAATAAAGACAAAAACAAAAGTCCACAATTTGAGCTATCAACATTTACGCCTGTTATTTTTCCTGTTCCTTCTTTTGTGCCTGCGTAAGAAGGAAAGCGTTCAAAAATGCCTCGCAATAAATCATCTGCAATTAAATTTAATTTATAATCAAATTCAGTGCCTTTGCCAACAGGTAAATATAACGTTGGCGTTGCAAGTGTGCCTCGTGTCGTTTCCTTTCCCAAAGCCACATATTTTTGTTCAGTTGCATAATAAGTCATCTTCATTACCTCCTTGTTTCAAATTTTTATTTTCTGAAATTTCTTCTGTATATAACTTAAAAATATCTGTTTTCAAAATACTTCCTGCCTTAACTTTTATTATTTCCGTCTCTGTTATAATTACAAAATCTTTTTTTGCTAAAATTACTTGTTGATTATTTTGCATCATCTTGAATCCGCCTTTGAGGTAAATCTAATATCAACTGTTATTTCTGCCGCTCGGTAAGGATATGTTTCAAAAATATATCGTGTATTTGCAAACGATATTTTTATTCCTTCCGACTGCTTTAAACTATCTAAAACAGTTGATGAATTTAATACATTTTTAACTCTTGCAACAAAATCCAAAATGCCTATACTCTCTTCCGTTTCTTCGCCTGTTATTTGTGTATCTATACCATAAACTTCAATCCAGCAAGTTATTGTAAGCCGAAATGTTATATCATAATAATTTGGGATAACATAATTATTTTCTGTCTCGCTTATCGGCTCCATTATAATACACGGCAATAACGGGATATCTTCCCTGACTCCCTGCAAAATTTCTTTGACAAAAAATAAACTTCCGCCACGTTCTTCTTTTGCTTCTGTTAATGCATCATAAATTGTTTGCCATATATCTTTTGTTTTTGTTGCCATTTTTATTCCTCTGTTTTATTTTCAAAGAACCATTTTTTTGCAATTTCAATTATTCTGTCTTTGTGTTCTTCTCTGATAATCATAAACGGTCGGGCTGGTATTTTATGCCCGCCTTTTAAGTGCATTGTATAACCACGCACTTTTGTTCCGTCTTTACGCTGATATGGCGCTATTTCAACTTCGTTTGGTTCACTTACACCGCCAAAATTAAGTTTTCCTGCATACTTTACGTTTGTTGATACAACTGCATAATCTTCGCCTGTTTCGGGATAAATGCTTTGTCTCAATATTCCTTTGTCTTGCAATTTTTTAATGTTTCCTGTTTTATTCGGCGCACTTTGCCTGTGTCTACGTATAAATCTTGTTATCTTTGACAGCGGCTCCCACTTTACTTTGTCTGTCCCTTCCTCTTCAAAATTTTTCATTACACTTCTATATAGTTGTGTAGCAATCATTTTCATTGCCGGTCGTGGATTTTTCATAATCTCTAACTGCTTTTCAACTCTACCTTTTACCTCTGCAATATTACTGCTAATTTCAATCATTTTTCACCAACCACATTTTCATCTGCATAAGTTTCACCATCAACTTGCCAAGTGCTCGTGTCGGCAATTTTAAATATACGTTTTGTGTTTTCTGTTGTAATTTGGGCTTTGTATCTTCTGTCGCCGCCTGCTGGACTTATTAAATTACCAGTTGTATCTACAAGTTTAACTTCATTTTTATCTATTTTTTCCAAAACATCGTCAACGTGTTTTTGCCATTTATCATATGCAACACTTCCACCAGCTTTGGGGGATTCGTTTGCATATATATCTCGTAATATACAATAACGAGTATAATTTACACACAAATTAGATACAAGGGGAGCAGTTTTCAGCTGCTCCCGTGTGTATCCAATTTTGATTAAACGGGTTTCTATATAATTTTCGGCTTCAGCAATTGAAAGTTCAATATCCGCATCTAACCAGCTTGCCCGGTTTAATGGAGTATCAATTGCCTTACCTTTCACATCGTTAACAGTTATATAGTTACCCATTATTTTTAACCTCAAAAATTAAGATAAAACGCTTGTGAATAAATAGCCAGCGTAAGAGTCAATAATCTTGCAGTCGTATTTGTCGCTTACTCTTAACCAGTCGCTTCTTGTTGCATCTTCTCTCCAGCGTTCAACAAGCGGATAGCCAGATTTCCTGAAAATATAGCCGAATGAAATCTGTTTTAAGCCCGGAGTTTTTGGAACGTAAAGAAGCGCTGCCGTTTTTGTCCAGATGTCAGTCATACTCTCATCTTTGCCTTCAAGTGCTGAATCGTAAGAACTAACACCGACTAACAGATTTTCAACTTCAAATACTTCTTTCAAAATGTCAACGCTTAACGTCCCGCCTTTTGTGTATTTATAGTATTCAAGCAATTTTGGATGCCTACGAACTGTTAAGTAAACGTCTTGAGGCAAAACTAACGTGTTAGGCAATTTTAATATTGCCTTTCTTACTTTTTCTCTCGCTGTGTCTAAATCGGCAAGAATATCAGCATCAGGGTCGTCCCATTTTGTTGCTGGAGTACTAGAATACCCAGACGCATAATTCCCTGCTGTCTGCACTATATTTGCAATTCTGCGTTCTAAATCTAATTTTAAAACGTCAGTCCCAAACTCTGTACTGTCGGCCTCATATTTAATCGGGTCATCAGCGTTGTCTTTGACTTCGTCAATAATCTGCACTTCTGCCGCCCTTTCGGAAACTGAATAAGTAGGCGTTTCTTTTATATTCCACTCTACCTGCTTTGCTCTTGTTCCGGGCGCTCTGTCAAGCGAATAAGATTTTAAATTTTGTTTGCCGTATACAAAATACTTATCACTATCTTTTTTGACGTTGACAACTGGAAATATTTTCTCAGCTATCAAAACGTCGTTTTTGTACGCAATTGAAACTTGCGTTAATGCCGCATCTATGTGAACATCTCTTGTTGTCGGTTGCATAGTTAAATTCCTCCTTTTTTAAAAATTATTTTTAAATTACATATACATAGGTCTAACAAGAACTTCAATCACTGCGCCGTCTGAACCTGCTTCAAGCGCAATACCGAAAATGTTATGTTCTGTTGTTCTTGTAATTCCTTTACCGCTTGCATTTGAAACAATTAAATCACCAATTGCAACGTTTCCGCCAGCAACAACTTTAACTGTCTCACCGATTGCTATCGTTGCTGCTTCGCCTGATTTTGGTTTATTTTGTAAAGAACCAACCACAACTGCGTCCGCTGTCGCCAATACTGCATTTCCACTTGTATCTAACTTTGTTAGATAATATTGGTTTGAGCTTAAATCAGCGCCAGCATCAAGAGTTAACGTTCTGGAATTTACATTCATTTGACTCATTGTTTATTCCTCCTTCTGTTTTAATTTTCTTTGCCAAAAAGTTTTTTAGCCGCTTCAACTACAGCATCTCTCATAGAGAGTTTCCGAGTTTCAGCAATCTTTTTCGCCAATGTGGCAACATCAATATTGCTTACTTCCCTGCCGTCTGAAACTTCTGAAAACTTTTCAGCTAAGTTTTGTTTATCTGTATCGTTTACTTCAATATTTTCGTTTTCTGATTTAAAATTTTTTGAAAGTTCAGAAAATATAACCATCTTACTATTAACAATTTCATTGATAAACTTATAAAACAAATCGGCGGCATTAAAATCACTTTCGCCAAATCTTATAACTTTGTCTTCGCTTAAAAATAATTCTGTAAATTTGTTAATGTATTCGTCAAATTTCGGAAGTAAAATCCCTCTGTTTTTGTCTTTTAATTCGTTAATTTTTTCTTTAATCTTTTCTCTTTCTAATTTTTTAATTTTTTCTTGTAATTCAATTACTTTTTTGTTTTGCTCGCTTGCTGATATATCTTTTTTAGATGCTGTGCTTGTACCGTGATACCAAACCCAGCCGCAAAGTTTTTCTGGCGTATCAGTTTTGCCACTCACAGATGATATGCATTTGTCCCACCAATCTTTTGGCGGTCTTTTGTCTTCTGGCCACGGAAAACCAACTACTCCTTCACTCTCTTTTGTTATCTCATCAATTGCTCGCCCTTTTGGTAACATCTTCCCTAACCCCCAACTTTTATATTCAGGATTATTTTCAATCTCTTTTATGCCGTCATCGTCAGGTATTGTTATATCAGTATTATCTTGTTTATTTGCTTCTGCTTGCCCATTTTTATCTTTTTTATTTTTTCTTGTGTATTTTAATATTTCTTTTAATTTTTTAATCTCTTCTGGTTTTAACTCTGCTTTTTTCTTTGCAAAAACTAATTCAGCGTATTCGTCTGTTATCTCATCGTCGCTTATTTCGTCCTCAATAACGTCTTTGTCTTTTTTATCTTCGCCCTCTTTTG